TTGGCACTGGCTGGGAAAGCGCAGTAAGCAGCGGAATTGTGCCACGTTCCGTATGGACGCTGGGACACCGCCCGAAATGCAGCCCAGAGGGTATGGTATATCTGGGCGGCGGCACATGGGTAGACATTTACCTTGACAGCGACGACGGCGCAAAAGGCTTAAAATCCGCTTACACCTGCGCGCCCGCCACGGGTACAGAGGGGCTGAATTGGTACAATTTTGTAGAGCGTCTGGCAAAGAGCGGTAAGCGCCTGCCAGATTATAGCGAGTTTTGCGCTTATGCTTTTGGCAGCCCGCAGGGATTAGACAACGCAAATACAAACGCATGGACGGCGACCACGAACACGGGCAGGGGCGTTACGGGCAGCGTGGTTAATGCCGTTTCTGCCGTAGGTTGCGTAGATGCCGTGGGGCGTGTCTGGGAATGGCTTAACGACCTTATCACAAGGGCAGAACACGCCACAAATGCAGATTACCACCCTACAGCAGCGTGGGGCTGGGATAAGAAAACGCCGCTTAAGACGGGCGAGAAAAATTACGACGTTGGCAATATCTATCAGTATTACGCATATTCTTTGGCGGCGCTGATAGCGGGCGGCAACTGGGGCAATGGCGCTAATGCGGGCGCGCGTGCCGTGGGTTGCTACGGTTGCCCGTGGAGCGTGAACAGCAGCATTGGCGGGCGCGGGGCGTGTGACTCCATGTAGACGGCGGGCGAAAGCCCAGCCGACTACTACGGGGGTGCAAAATGACGGCGCAGGCAAAAACAGACCAACTACACCAGAAAATATATGATTTCCTGCTATACATATATCCGCTGCTAAGCAAGTACCCGAAATTTGAAAAATTCAGCCTGCAAACAGCGACCAGAAACGCCATACTGGAAATGCTGCAAGAGGTAATCAAGTGGGACAAGACAGCGACAAAAAGCCATTTATACGCAGCGGATACGGCGCTACAGCAGAGTAAGGAGCTGCTACGGCTGGCAAACGATTTGAAGTATAGCGCTATGAACGCACAGCACTACGGCACAAGCAGCCGCAAGCTGAAAGAGATAGGCGTTATGCTGGGGGAACTCATAGAAGAGGTAAAAGCAAAGAAGTAATAAAAATATGGGGCAGCTGCTTACTACAGCCCTTTGGCGGCGCTGATAGCGGGCGGCAACTGGAACAATGGCGCTAATGCGGGCGCGCGTGCCGTGAATTGCAACAATTACCCGTGGAACGTGAACAGCAACATTGGCGGGCGCGGGGCGTGTGACTTAGTGAGAGCATTATAGGCTTAGCGTATCTACGGAACACTAGCAAGGGAATTTAAGCAGATGCTTAACATTCTATAGTCAGAGCGGCTGTCCCGCCGTGAGGCAAAGAGAAAAAGCAGGGCTGCTGGTTAGTAGCTGCGGCGAAAGGCAGGAGCTTTTATTTTGAAACGAGTAGGATATACCATGAACCAGAGCGGCGAGCGTGTGACGCTTGCAAAGGCTATGGCTGATTATGCGAATGTGCAGAAAGCCTACAACAAAGCCAGAAAATGCAAGCGATACCGCAAAGACGTTTTGATATTTACCAAAGACAAAGAGGGCAATTTAGAAAAAGTGCGGGATGATATTCTAAACTTTTCCTATGAGCCAAGCGAGTACCATTATTTTAAGGTATTCGAGCCGAAAGAGCGGCAGATAATGGCGCTGCCATTCTATGACAGAGTGGTACAGCACGCCATAAACAACGTGCTAGAGCCTATATTTGACAAGCGTTTTATATCCCAGTCTTACGCCTGCCGAAAAGGTAAGGGTATGCACGCTGCATCTGATACGCTGCAAAACTGGCTTTATGAGTGGCAGAAATTCCACCCAGACGAGCCGCTTTACGCTATCAAGGCAGACATACACCACTATTTTCAGAGCATAGACCACGGCATACTTAAAGCTGAAATACGAAAGATTATTAAGGACGCTGGGGTACTAGCGCTGCTGGATAAAATCATAGACCATAACGGCAATATGCCAGAGGGCGTAGGGATACCCGTAGGAAATCTTACAAGCCAGCTATTCGCCAACATTTATCTGGATAAGCTGGATAAGTACGTAAAGCACACACTGGGCGCAAAGCAGTACATACGGTACATGGACGACTTTATAATCTTAAGCCCAGACAAAGACGAGCTGCGGCGCTGGCTGGCAGAAATTGAGGTATTTTTAAGGGACGAGCTGCGGCTTGCGCTTAACCCTAAAACTACGATACTGGCAGCAAAGAACGGGGTAGACTTTGTAGGTTACAAGCACAGGGCAACGCACAGAAAAGTAAGACCAGACAGCATTAAGCGTGTCAAGAGAACAATTAAGAAGTGCGAGAGCGGGAAAATCACGAAAGAGCAGCTACAAAAGAGTATACAGAGCTGGACGGGACACGCAGGACACGCCGACAGCTACAACCTACGAAAGAAAATAAAAACGCTGGCAGATGCAGCCATACAAAAGGCGGCATAGACCAGCAGGCGCAGGAGTGAGTACATGGGTAACAATTTGCTACAAGTGCTGCAAGAGCAGCAGAAAATTATTGAACAGCAAAGCAGGCTTATTGTGGATTTGACAGCCACGCTGGAAAACTGGGAAAGCGTAGCAGGGTACGACGGCGCAGGACTGCAAGAGCGGGCATTAAAGTTGCATAAGCAGAAAGGCAGGATTTATGGAAATGAAGATTTTGGAATTTATCAACATGGCGGCAAATAACAAGGTAATTGAGCTGGTGGTGCTTGCGATTGTATTCGATACAATCTTTGGAGTGCTGCGGGCGGTGCGTGAAAAGAGGTTTAACAGCTGCGCAGGGATTGACGGGGCTATCCGTAAAGTGGGTATGCTTATTTCCCTTGTGTTCATGCTGGCTATTGATATGCTGATAAAGGTTAATCTTATCGGCTTTATCCCAGAGGCAGCACGTAACCATTTGGGGCTTACGAGCGTGGGCGTGGCTGAATTTTTCGCACTTCTCTATATTGCCTATGAGGTAGTGAGCATTTTTAAGAACATGGCGCTTTGCGGGCTGCCCGTTAAGAAAGTCTGGGCGACGGTGCGGGCGTTTCTGGGGTAATATAGGGACGCGCTGCCAGACACAGACGAACTGGACGGAAACAGCACCACGGGCAGCGTAGAGGGCTACAGACAGCAGGAAAAATAATAAAACATAGACAGTATGCAGCAGGGCGCTTACGGGAAACCGTAGGCGCTTGTTTTTTACAGAAAAGAGGTATAGCATGGGATTATTTAAAAGAACAATAAATAAACTGATTTCAAAATTCAATCATAATGCGGGCGACGTTTCCAGAATTAAGTATATCGTCATTCATTATACGGGCGCACTGGGGGACGCAAAGGCAAACTGCAATTACTTTGCGGGCGGCGACCGCAAAGCATCTGCGCATTACTTTGTAGGATATGACGGGGCAATCTGGCAGAGCGTAGAGGATAAAAATGTAGCGTGGCACTGCGGCGCAAACAGCTATAAGCACGCAGAGTGCCGAAACTCAAACAGTATCGGTATTGAAATGTGCGTGAGGAAGAGGAACACCGCCAGCATGGGGGCTACTGATAAAGATTGGTATTTTGAGGACGCAACGGTAGAGGCTACAGCAGAGCTTACACAATACTTAATGGAAAAGTACAACGTGCCTGCGTCACACGTCATAAGGCATTATGACGTTACGGGGAAGATTTGCCCTAATCCGTATGTATACAATACCACGGCGCATACATGGGACGGGTTTAAGCAGCTGATAAGCGGCGCTGCATCTGCTGGCGGCAGCAAGACAGATAAATTATACCGTGTGCGCAAGAGCTGGGAAGATGCAAAGAGCCAGATAGGGGCTTTTTCTTCTCTGGATAATGCAAAGAAAGCCTGCACTGCTGGATATAATGTTTATGACTGGGACGGCAAGGCAGTTTACAGCGTATTTGCAGGCGGCATGGTGCAGAACGGGAACACGGAAAAAGCAATATGGGACTATCTGGCGGGCAAAGGTTTAAATGCCTGCGCCGTGGCAGGCTTAATGGGTAATCTGTATGCGGAAAGCGGGCTTAATTCCTGCAATCTGCAAAACAGCTATAACAAGAGCCTTAATATGACAGATGCGCAGTATACGGCTGCCGTGGATAATGGCAGCTACGGCAATTTTGCAAAGGACAAGGCGGGGTACGGGCTGGCGCAGTGGACGTATCACACAAGAAAGCAGGCGCTTTTTGATTATGCGAAAAAGGCGGGGGCATCTATTGGCAGTCTGGATATGCAGCTTGCTTTTTTATGGGACGAGCTACAAGGCTATAAGTCTGTTATCAGCACGTTAAAGGGCGCAGAGAGCGTGCGGGCTGCCTCTGATGCCGTATTGCTGGGATTTGAAAAGCCAGCAGACCAGAGCGAGGCGGTACAGAAAAAGCGGGCAGAGTACGGAGAGGCATATTACAAGAAATACGCAGGCGGGCAGCAGGCAGCAGCGCCGCAGAAAACGCCGCAGGCGGCGGCAGGCGTGCCGTTTATGGTTAAGGTAGATATATTAGACCTTAATATAAGGACGGGCGCAGGGACGGACTACGCAAAGACGGGAGAGCATACGGGCAAGGGAGAATTTACCATTGTGGAAGTGAAAGCGGGCAAAGGTAGTACGGCAGGCTGGGGCAGGCTGAAAAGCGGCGCAGGCTGGATAAGCCTGGACTATGCCACACGCTTAGCGTAGGGAGATTGAGGGCAGGCAGCTTGCGGGCTGCTTACCCTCTTATTTTTTTGAGTATATTACAGAATATGTGTTGACATATTACAGAATATGCTATATAATATAGACAGTTAAGGGAGATACATAACCCGTAACAATAACTGGGCGGCAGGGAAAGGAGAAAACATGGACGAGGAAATGAACGTAGGCGAACTGCTTAAGGAAACAGCCGAGGAAAACCAGACAAGGAAAATACTTGAAATACTCAACGAGTGTAAAGACCTTGAAGAGGCTAAAGAAAAAGTAAGAGCCTTACTTAAGAAGTAAGGCGGGGATACAGAAAGGGCGGTGGACTTGCCAAAGCCGCCCAAACTGTTTAAAAGGATTATACATCATAAGGCAAGGGAAAGAAAGAGGTAAAATGCAGAAAGAAGAATTTAACCAGATAAAATATCAGAATGAATTTAAGAAAAAGAATTATGATAGGTTTGAGCTGGTAATGCCGAAAGGACAAAAAGAAGTCATTAAGCAACGTGCAAAAGCCGCAGGGCAGAGTATAAGCGAGTATATAAATACTGCTATTGCAGAAAAAATGGCTAAAGATTAGAAAGTGAGGTTTATTTATCATGGGTAAAAAGAAAATGGTACTTTATGGGGTGGCTGCATTATTCGCAGTAAGTGGAGTGGTGGCGCTACCGTCTGGAAATATTACGGGCGGTATCGGCTGCATAGTGATTGCTGCCGTATGTTTTCTACTGGCACGCAAACCAGCAAAAGAGGCAGCAGGGCAGCAGGCAACACGGAGGGCAACGGGAGCGCCTGCCGCTGGCAGCAGGATTGCGGAAACCATACGCACGAAAGTAGTAGGCGTGACATACCAGAACGACGACGGGGAAAGCAGGCAGGATATATTAAGCCGTATGACTGGCGACGAAGAAATAGAAATAGAAAAAACTACATATAACGGAGAGCCTGCCGTATATGTGAAATGGGGAAATAAAATACTGGGCTACTTATCGGCAGAACTGGCAAAGGATTTGGCGGCAAGGTATCCTAATGCCCGCTATACCGCAGAAATACTGGAAATTTCTGGGGGGGGGGTACAAACGTTTGGGTGTAATATAGAGCTTGACGTTATTGCAGAAGAGCAGCAACGTAATCAGCGCACAGCGGGAGAAACGATAGTATATATAGACCGCAGCAGTAAAAAGTACCACAGTAAACCTAACTGTTCTGGAATGAAAAACCCAAAGGGCATACCGATAAGCCAAGCAAAGAAGAAATACACAGCTTGTAAGAAATGCTGTAAATGAGCTATGAAATAAGAGCCGCAGACTTGTAAAAGAGTTTGCGGCTTTTCGTCGTATATAGACCACAACGAAAGAGAGGCAGAAACAATGGCGAATAAGAAAGGTAGCCACCAGCTGACAAGGGCAGATAGGATAAAAATAGAGGCGCTGCTTAAAGAGGGCTTAAGCAAGGCGAAAATAGCGGCGCATCTGGGGGTACACCGCAGCACTATATATAATGAGCTGAAAAGGGGAGAGTATGAACACCGTAATAGTGACTGGACGACGGAAAAAAGATACAGCCCAGACATAGCGCAGGAAAAGGCAGAGGAAAATTTAAAGGTAAGAGGCACACAGCTTAAAATAGGAAATGATATTGCGTATGCAAATTATATAGAGGACAAAATAGTAAAAGAGGATTATAGCCCAGCGGCAGTGCTGGGGGAGCTTAAAGCGCAGGGAAGAGAGAAAGAATTTAATACTACCGTCTGCGTAACCACTCTTTACAGCTACATAGATAAGGGTGTTTTCCTTAAGCTGACTAATAAGGATTTGCCAGTAAAGAAGAATAAAAAGCGGGGGTATAAGAAAGTACGCAAGCAGCAGGCACGGGCGGCGGCAGGCGACAGCATAGAAAAACGCCCAGAAGAGATAGACCAGCGGGAAGAGTTTGGACATTGGGAAATGGACAGCGTGATAGGCAAGCGGGGAATATCTAAAAACGTGCTGCTGGTACTGACGGAAAGAAAGACACGGGACGAGATTATATTTAAGCTGCCAGACCATACAGACGAGGCAGTAGTAGCGGCACTGGATAGATTAGAGCGCAGATATGGCGTAGATATGTTTAAGCAGATATTTAAGACAATCACGGTAGACAATGGCAGCGAGTTTGCGGACGTGAACGGCTTAGAGCGTTCCATACTGGAAGAGGGAGAAAAGAGGACACATTTGTATTACTGCCACCCGTATAGCAGCTGGGAACGTGGCACGAATGAGGTAACAAATAAAATGGTACGCCGCAAAGTGCCAAAGGGTACAAATTTTGACGATAAGACCGACGAGGAAATAGAGGAA